GGTTCTCTGACGGCTTTAATCCTTGTAAAATGGGAATCTCCTGAATGATTCGCAAGGTAAATGTAGAGAAGTCATCGCTTCGATTCTTACTAGCTGATACAACAAGTATGTTCTTAGATGGGTCCAGCAGTAGCTGATGTACTACAAAAGCACTTGTTATCCACGACTTACCGACACCACGGAACGCCATGATAACAGACCGCTTTGGACCGTGTTGCAGGTACTCAGCGATATCGTATTGTAGCGTTGTGGGATCGGGGAGGTTTAAATGTTTCCAAACCAGGAATAGAAAGTTTCTAAAGTCTCTAAACTGTGGTGGTACTATTACATTCCGTTTGGTAGCCATCTCTCGGTATTGTTATTATTCTTTCTTAAATTCCATTTAGCAGGTACAACCTGTAGGTTCATAGGGTGGTGCAACCCTCCTTTGGATAATGGTACAATGTGGTCTACATGAAAAGGTATCTGAAGTTTGTTAGAGACTCGTGCACAGTGTTTATAGATTTGTTGTATCTCACCATATTCTTGTTCAGTAATACCGTCACTAGCTTCTGCCTTTCTAGCTCTTCTAAGACCGCTTTTTATCCTACTAACTTCTCTACCTCTATCAGATTTCCAGTATTTAGTTAACGCTTCTTTTCTGTGTTTCTTTTCCCAACGCTGTCCTTTCTTAGATCTAGTCCATTTATCCCTATGCTTCCGTCTAGCTTCAGGGTTTTCTTTATGCCATTTAGCTACTTTTTCTTTATAGCGTTCTGTATTTCTAATTTTTTCTTGGCTTTGCTTTACAGTTTCTGGGTTATTTTTAGACCATTCAGCTGCTTTACTCTTAACTCTATTTACTTGTTCTTTAGTACCCCAACACTCTTTACCGTTTCCCCAATATTTATAAAACAAACCTTCTACTGTTGGGTGTGGATTACCTCGTTTAAATGTACCTCTGGGTTCACTAGTCTGCATTGCCTCTTGATCGAGGTCTCCATTAGATTTGTAAACCGGAGTGTTATCAAGAAACAACTCAAGCTTCAGCTGCATCTCTATCGTATTCGTCGCCAAATGGTACTTTGATTGTTTTGTTTAATTCTTCTAGCGGAGTACCTACTCCTGAGTCCATCAGTACGTTATTATCACGGAGGAATTGCCTAGCTCCATTTAAAATCGCAGCGTTATACACGCCTTCTGCTTCCATTAATTTTATACAGTTACAATATGCATTCGCTATTTGATCGTGCATCTTACTTCCTTCGGTATGACTTAACATAATAGTTAGTGTATAAGTAGTTGTTATCTTTGTAAATAAAAAGAGGACAGCCCAACTAACTAGACTGCCCTCTTAATATTCGATATGAGTAAACTTATCTTTTATTTATCTCTCGGCATTTCAGCATGGTCTCCTAGTCCGTTCATATTATTGAGGATTCTAGTTACCCATGTATGTAAAAGAGTGGATGTGCTGACACCGAGTTTATTAGCGATGCCAGCAACATCCTTCTTTTGTGACCGTTTGAGACGAAAAGATACAGATGACATATCACCCTTTTTCTCTTTCGTACTCATCTGGTGTTATTAACTCAATTAAGCCATTGCAGCTGTAAAGTCAGCCAATGAACCCAAGTTGTTTCCGTCTCCAAGAACGACATCGTTAGCTTTAACATCGATCAAGGTAGCACTTCCGTCGTCTCCGCTGATGTCAACAGAAGAAGCATTAGCTGAAGTTTTGTAGAAAGCGAACTTGTCTTCACCTTCGTCGTATACAGCAGCGATGTTTCCGTCGTCGGAAGAACCACGCTCAATGATAAAACCAGCGTCGTTACCGTTGTTAGCAGACGATCCAGCTCCGTTATTAAGAAGCATGATAGCGTCAGATACTTGGGAGTTGGTGGTTTCGATGGAGGTAGTTGTACCTTGAACGGTTAAGTTTCCGCTAAGTACAAGATTGGTTCCGCTAACATCTCCGGTGAAAGCAGCTCCTGCAAGACTAGCTTTGGTGCTTTCAAGATTGGAAACAGCAGCTGCACGAGTGGAAGCTTCGGAATCGATGTTCGACTGAAGAGTTGTGTCAGCAGATGCACGGGCGGTAGCTTCACCACTAACAGCAGCGATACGAGCAGTCTCCTCAGCGTCGATGTTACCTTGAAGGGTAGTATCAGCAGAAGCTCTAGCAGTTGCCTCAGAGTCAATATTGGATTGAAGAGTCGTGTCAGCGGACTGACGAGCAGTTTCTTCAGCATCAATGTTGCTTTGTAAGGTCGAATCGGCAGCAGCACGAGAAGAAGCTTCACTGTCAATGTTTGACTGGAGAGCTGTATCAGCGGATGCACGAGCACTGGACTCAGTCGAGATAGCGTCAGCATTGGTTTTAACTTGAGCGTCAAGAGCTTCGTCAGCTGCAACCAAAGAACCAGCAGTAGTCAAGTAGTTGGTGGAAGAGTTAGCGGAATAAGAACCACCAGCTCCAAGACCAGCACCAGTTTGAGTAGCGTCTAGTTCACTTTGAAGAGCGGAGTCAGCTGAAGCTCTGCTGCTTGCTTCTGTGTCAATATTACCTTGTAAGGTGGAGTCAGCAGATGCACGGCTTGAAGCCTCGCTGTCGATGTTAGATTGCAGAGTAGAGTCGGCACTAGCACGGCTGGAAGCTTCCGAATCAATGTTCGTTTGAAGCGTAGCCTCAGCAGCCAATGCTCTTGTTTCTTCTGCTGCAATAGCACTTTTGGTCGATTGACCAATTTGATAGAATATAGATGATGTATCTGGCATAATATTATAGTTATGGTTTATGGTTAAAGTTAAGCAGTACCGTCAGAAACAAGCTCTGTCCAAGCAGAACCAGTCCATATGATAACTTTATTAGTATCCGTCTCGTAATAAGCTTTACCTGCAACAGGAGAAGCTGGACGGGTGGATGATGTGATCGTGTCTAATTTAGCCATGTCTTATAGTTCCTCCGGTGCGGTCCAAGATTCGTCAGCAAGTATAGTAAGCATAGCTGAGTGACTGAGTGTGTCTTTACCGTACAAGCAGCGTGGTTTAGCACCTTCATATTTAACAAAGGTCTGATCCCCTGCTACATTATATCTTAGTGTATCTACGGATGTTTCAAGTACATGGTCAAAGTTGATAGTACTTAATTCATCAGTGTTTATAATTACATATTGTCTATCGCTCATAATTATTAAGAGGGTATATCAGTTGAAAAGGTTGGTCCATTAATAAGCGTACCGTCATTTCCTCCGCTTCCTTGGTCCGTAATAGTAGTACCTGTACCGCTATCGTTGTCACCCATACTCCACCAACCTATAGGAGAGTAAGAGGATAAGTCAGCTGCCACACCACTATTATAAATAGATGTTATATCAGAACTACTAAGAGCGGAGTTAATCAATGCAAACTCATCAACCAAACCTTGCCAAGGAGCATTTGTTACGAGTGGATCAGAACCCACAAAAAGGTTTGCGGTAGTCGAAGTGATAGTTGTACCTGTTATAGTATTGGTTGATTGAGTAATCTCAGTTCCATCAATATAAGCTTTCGCTTTATCTGCACTAGAAGACCCTGATCCATTAAAAACAAGAGCAAAATGATGCCAAGCGTTAGTACTAAATGTAGATGTAGACGCTGGTACTTTTAAATAACCATCACCAGTTATGAAGAAATATAAATAATTACTATACATTTGAGCATTAATACCCCCTGATGAACGATTACCAAAGATATTATCATTACCATTAATAGACCGCTTTAACCAAAAACTTATAGTCAGATTAGAAAGACCGTTAGTTAAGGATGTTGAGCTTACCTCCATATAGTCATTAGTACCGTCAAAACTAACACTGTATTGATTAACAAAACCAGATACTGTTTCATCAGCAAATGTACGCCAAGAACCGCTATCGTATACAACAATAGCACCAGCGTCTGTGCTTCCTTCTTTCTTTAGGTATAACTCACCGTTTACAGCAAGTCCGTTAGTTACTAACTGCGATTGTTCGCTGTCGTTAATTAATGTAATGTCACTCATATCTTAGCTGTTGTTAAAGATTTGCCAGTTAGTTCCGTCAAATACATAGAGTTTATAGGAGTCGCTTCCGTACATAATAGTACCGACATCGTCGCTCGTTCTCGCTGTAATATTAGCTGCTGTGTCCACTTCGGGTGAAACGGTATCTTGAGGGAATCCTAGTATAGACTTTAAAAAGTCCGATACTGCATCCGTTTTATCTACCTTTTCATCCAACTTAGACTTAACAGTCGTTCCGATTTGTTGAAGTATGTTAGCCATCGTTTATAATTGTTATGTTAGTGATTAGTGT